TGAATACCAGAATGAATATGAATACAGGAAGGAATATGAATACAGGAAGGAATATGAATACCAGAATGAATATGAATACCAGAATGAATATGAATACCAGAATGAATATGAATACAGGAATGAATATGAATACAGGAAGGAATATGAATACCGGAAGGAATATTTTAAAAAATAAGAATAATAATTTATTAAACTTATTAGATAAATATGATAAAAGTTTTAAACATAAAGGGGAAAGAAATAATATGATACAACAAAGATTTATTAGTAAAAATACATTATTACAATCTTTAGTAAAATTAGATGAAAATACTATAGATAATGTTGTTATTAGAGAAGTAATTAAATTAATAAAAAAATATTGGGATTTAAAAAAAAATAATTTTTGTATTAATAAAAAAAAAAACATTTTAATTACCAATTTTATATTTGATACTCTTGTTTTTAATATATTTAATGTAATCCCAGATTCCGAAGAGAAAAAAGATTTATTATTTGATTGGAGTATTATTTACACATATAATTTGAATATTTAGTTAAATATAAATTTTTTTTTACTAAGTTTTATTATAAAAATATATATTTAGTTAAATATAAATTTTTTTTTACTAGTTTTATTATAAATATATAATTTATAATGAAAGAAATTTCACTGTTTATTTTTATAATAGGTATAATATTTATTACTGTTGGATATATGAATAATAAAATAGAAGAAAAAGCAGAACAAAAACAAATTGAATATAGATTAGTGCCTAAATCTATTTATGATGAACAAATAGAACCTTCGGACGTCTTAGATAAATTTTCTAAAATGTTTGCGGATAGTGACCCTGGCAAAGAAAGTTACGCTAATTTTAATAGATTTTAATTTCTTATTTATTAATTTATAATATATGTCTTCCGATAATTCTAAAACAATATTGATATTATAAATGATAATTTCGTTAAATCAATATAATAGCGTTTTTATCTACCCTGGTGTAGATTTGATAAAAACTTTAATCAAATTACTTAAACAACATAAGAAAGCAAAAACTGTAAAAGATATAAATCCATATACTCTTCATATACCTAGAAAATTAGGTATTACAGAAGTAAATGCGTATAAGTGTAGAGAAATAGACGATAAAGAACAAATTAATCGTATTTTAGGGAAAATTAATTAAACTTCTTTTCTATTTTTTAATAATATTTTCTAACTATATTTTATAAAATGTATTCTACAAGAAAAAATGTAAAATATTTTAATCTTAACAAAAGCATAAAACGTAATAAACGCAGTAATAGAAAAAGCATTAAACGCAGTAACAGAAGCAACAAAAAAGGTAACAGAAGCAACAAAAAAAGTATAAAACGCAGTAACAAAAAAAGTAACAAAAAGAATATTACTTTAAAACAGAAAGGGGGGAGGTAAAAAAGAAAAAGAAGAAAAAGAAAAAAAAGAAAAAGAAGAAAAAGAAGAAAAAGAAAAAGAAGAAAAAGAAGAAAAAGATAAATTATTGTCCATTCTAACTGAACTTATTAAAATTAACTCTAAAGGTAATAAAGCTGAAGGTAGTAATTCTGAAGCAGAAAAATCCTCCCCAAAAAAAAACTTTGTAATATTAGATAATTTTATTGAAGGTGTTTTTTTAAATAATTTAACTAAAACAACTGAAAAATTTATAGAAGAATATACAACTCAAAAAATATTATTACAAAAAGAAAATATAACAGATATAAAAGATTTTTATAATTTATATACAAAATATCATAAAGAATTAACAGATAAAGACTTAACTGGACTAAATATAGAAAGTTTAACACAAGCAGAAACAGGAAAAATTATGATATTAGAAAACAGAGTTATAAAATTTATATTAAATATGGATGAATCAAGAGAAGGAGCACAAAAAGAAAAGAAAAAAATTTTAAGTAAATATGAAAAAGACCTAAAAAAAATTACAGATTTAGAATTAACAGAAACCAAAAATGATTTTAAATTTACAAGAGAATACTTTAATTTAAAATCTGAAGTGAATTCTTTAAAAAAAATAAGCAGTAAAGAGGATAGAACAAAAAGATTACAAAACCTAAAAGGTGGAGCAATCATATCAGAATCTATAGAAATGAAAGACATTTTTTTAAAAATAGAAGAACTATTGAGAACAGAAAAAGTATTAAAAGAATAAATAGTATCAAACGAAGAAAAAGTATTAAAAGTAGTTCCATTTTCTATAACAAGAATAAATAATAATATAAATAATATAACTAAACTTTATAATATAAGAAGAGATTTTATTTTTGATGGATGGGGTGTTTTGCGTAGAGGTGATGTTTTAGGAATAATACCATCAATAAAAGGTGTTAAAAACACAATTATCGAAGATACTGAGAAAGGAATTGTTGATGATAGTAAATTAAGACATACTATTAATATTGATATAAACCAGATTAATCCTTTTTATGATTTATTATGTCCGTTAATTGACATACATTTATTATACAATAAGAGTAGTCAAGGAGGGGGAGGATTTATAGAGGATTGGAAGATGAAAATTTTTAATAAAACAATACTAATTGACGATGATTTAGGTAGTAATGTTTTACCAATAACAAAAGAAGTTAATGAATATTTCGTTAATCCAGGTGGCACAAAAAATCTTCACCCATATTTTGATACTAAAAGAAAAAATATAATTAATGAAGATTGTGGTTTTAATGAAGTAATAGTTAATAGAATAATTCGTAAATATTTAGAAGATAAAAATTATCTTCAAGATAAATTAATTGAAATAAAAGATTTTAGTTTAGGATTTATTCCATCAGAAAAATCTGGAAATAAATTACCAATAAAATCTAACACTGGTTATGGATGTAAATATACATTAATTGATATGGAAAAATGTGGTGTTAAAATAAATTTTGCGGAAGAAACAGAACCAGAAAATATAAAAACCGTAAATAATTTATCCGATTTAATGATTGAATCACTTAATTATATAAATAATTCTGATATAGAAGATAAACCAACAAAAAGAAAGGGTTTTCTAAAAAATGTAATAGAAAAATTATTATTTGGACGAAAAGAAGAAGAAGTAATAGGTTTTGACCAAGATAATGATAATATTGGTAATATAATTGAAGAAATATTTAAAAATTCAGAAAAGATTAATATATTACAAATAATAGATAATTTAAAGGAATTAGAAGGTACATTACCTGCTAACTATAATGGTTATTCATTTTTCGGTTTATTATTAGAATTAAGAGAAAATTTAGGTTTTATACACGGAGATTTAAAAACAGGTAATGTTTTTATAAGGTATACGAAAGAAGCAGCAAATAATACCGTGAATCCTACAGTTCTTACATTTAAAATTAATGATCCTAAGGATCCTGAAAATTATGGTATTTTAAATATGATAGAATGTATAGTCGCAGATTTAGATAAAGCAAGACTTCAAGTTCCTATGGATACTATTGATAGAATTATTTAAAAAAAAAACACGGTAGAAGAATAATAATTTTAATTAAAAGTCTTCTTAACATTAACTGTAGGCCCCTTTCTTTTAGTATAAGAAAATTCCTCTTCGTCATCGTCGTCATCCCTAAAATTATTACTATGGTGTTCCCAAAATTCAGTGGCCCCAATTCTAAATTCGTCGTGAGGATCTGCCTTATACCAATATACCTGGTCCTCTAATTTATTACTTTTCGCATTATTATGTACCACTAAACATTCAAAATTTTCTGTACATTGGTCCATAACTTGACAAAATACTTCAAACGAAGGGAACATACCCGCAAAATTTTCATATAATCTTTTTCTATTTGAAACATAATTTTCCCTAAGAATAAATACATAATCTATATTTGTTCTTAGATTAGGAGGAATACCTAGAGCATATTGCATAGTAATAATAAACATCATTTTATAATGCCTACCATTCATAAAAATAGATCTAATATTAGTATCGCGTGTCCAACTATTATCATATAAACAATCATCCAAAATTAAAAAAGCGTCAGGATTTATAGCACTACTACCATAATTTTCATTTTCTTGTTTTAATTTTTTGACAACCATTTTTTGCCTCTTTAAAGTATTATGTATTATTTCTGGTGTATACTTATCGTGAATAAATAAACCAGGAACTATATTACCATAAAAACAATTCGCGGCTTCTGTTCCTGATATAACTGTACCTATAGGTATATCTTGGTGATAATATAATAAATCTCTAACTAAAAAACTCTTACCCGTTTCACGCTTACCTATAAAAACACAGACTTTATCTTTTTTTATGGTTGTTATATCGAATTTCTTTATTTCTAAATTCATTAAGATATATTTATAGTTTTTTTTACGACCAATTACGCAAATATATAATAAAAATACTAATTTAAGAAATACTTGTATATTTATTCTATAAAAATGTCATTAAATAAACTTTCACTTATTAAATTGAAAAAACAATGCCAAGAAACATTGTTTATCTCTATAGAAAAAGAATTAGAACTTAATAATTCACAATCTTATATGCCTGTATTCAATTCTTCTGTTGAAATTAAAAACAACGATTTTTCTAAAAGACTGTTTGCCTTTAATTCAAAAAATATTCTTTTAAGTATTAATCCTACAGAAGAAACAGAAGAACATAATTTTAAAATAAGTGAATTATTACAGGGGAAAATAAATGCGAATATTATTAATAAACAAATATATTCTCAGGCAAATCACCATGACGCTTATAAAAATTATATTGTTACCAAAGATATATTTATAAAGAGTAATCCTATATTAGATGTTATAAAATATATGGAAGGAACTTATAAAACAGATATTGAAACACCTTCATTATTTTCCTATAAAACAAATAATAAGATTAATAATATTAATAATAATGCCTATATAGAAGGAATTTGTTGTTATTATCTAAATTTACTCAATGAAAAAAAATTAACTTCTATATTTCCCGAGTTTTATGGAACATTTAATGGTATTAGTAAAAAATTTGTACATGATATAAGCGAAGATTATGAATATATAAAAGATAAAGACTGGTTTATTAAAAATAATAATAATTTATTTGAAATTATAAAACATGATAATTTATCTGAATTCGAAGATTTAACTTTCGAAAATATGAAGAAATTGGATTATTTAGAAGAAATGAATAAAGAAATGGATAATGAATTAGAAAATAATGAAGTTATAGAAATCGATAATCTATCATTGGAAGAATATGATTTAAATATGGAATTACTACATATTAATAATGATAATTGCGAACAAGATAAAAATGATGGAGAAGAAAAAGATGAAGATGATAGGGATAGTGAAGAGAATAGAGATAGTGAAGAAAAAAGTGAAGAGGAAGGAGATAGTGTTGAATGTGATAGTGATAATAACAGTTTATGTGTTAATATTAGTGATAAAGATAATGAAAGTGAAATTGATATTAATTCTTGTGAGAGTTCTTCAAGTGATAGTGATTTGAGTAGTAGTTTAAGTTCTTTAATGTCTAATCAAAGTTGTATTTTATCAGAAATATTTAGTAAATTAAAAAGTATTCCGGTTCAAATTCTTGCTATGGAACTAATGGAAGATACATTATCAAATTTAATTAAGAATGATTTGAAAAAAGAAGAATGGAAATCTATATTATTTAATATATGTTTTGGTTTAGCAGTAGCCCAAAAACATTTAGATTTTATACATAATGATTTACATACTGATAATGTAATGTATATAAACATAAAAGAAGACTATAAATACTTTATGTATCAAAATAAATATTATAGAGTTCCAACTTTTAATAAAGAAATAAAAATAATAGACTTTGCTAGAGGTATTTTAAAAGTAGGAGATAAAAAATATTTTAGTGATGTATTTAAAAATGATGGGGACGCCGGAGGACAATATAATTATATGAATGAAGGTTGTTGCTTAAAAAAAAAGAAAAAATATAATTTTAATTTTGATTTGGCAAGATTAGGAACTACTATAATAAATTATTTGGATGATTATGAATTAAGAAATTTTGTAAATAGTTGGACTATTGGAACAGACGGAAGAGACTTTACAAGAATGGATGACGACTTTTCCGTATATATGGATATTTCACGATATGCTACAAATTGTCTCCCTAAAAATCAAATTAATAGAGAATTCTTTCAAGAATATCTTTTCAATAAAGAAGATATACCAGAAAACGCCCACGTCTATATGTATTAATTACTTTTTATGTTAATTACTTTTTATGTTAATTACTTTTTATGTTAATTACTTTTTATGTTAATTACTTTTTATATTCAATACTTAATCATATTTTTTCTTACTAACATATTTTTTCTTAATTTTATTTCTAATTTTTTTCATAACGTGTTCTCTGGCTTCATCCATAGATACGTCATCCATACCTTCAGAATCACTTGAATCACTAGATTCACTGGAGTCGCTGGAATCACTTGATTCACTAGATTCCGAGCTTTCGTCTTCTTCTAATACTTCTAAATCTCTTTTTATTTCATAATTTTTCTTAACTAATTCTTCTTCTAAAGTATTATCATTTTTTTCTTCTTCTTGTTCTTGTTTTGCTTTTTTAAGTTCACTTTTAATATCATAATTACTTTTATATTTATTACTTTTTTTATGTCTTTTATCACCTTTATCACTTTTATCACCTTTATCTTCACTATCTAAATCTAATCTTTCAGTATTTTTAACATTTAATTCCTTGTCATAATAACCTATAACCTTTTTATTTTCTATTTCTTCTTTTTTATTTTCTATTTCTTTTTCTTCTGCTTTATTTTTGGCTTCTAATTCTTTTTCTCTTTTAATTTTTTCAGAATTAATTTTATTTTTTATATTTTTTTCAGTTTCTTCCTTTTTAGCAGCTTTTTTCATATCTCCAAAATTTTTTTGATAGGAAATTAATGTATTTTTATCTACTAAATCTGGAATTCTATTAGCAAAAGTTTCAACCTTAAATTTTATATTCATTAAAAATAATAAATTAGTTAATAACAATAATGATAATGGAATATTGAAATATCCTATAAAAACTATACCCAATACTACTAAAACTAAAACTATTTTATAGTTTAAGGTATATCTCAGTAATTTAATTAAATTATTAGAAGGCGAATTTAATATTTCCATTACAAACAAAATTGTAAAGAATCCTACAAAATAAGTTAAATATTCATTCTTAAGTATTTTCCTTATTACACTTAAAATATCCTTTTTACCTTTCATTTATTATAATATACTATATTTATAATAAATAAAATTTATATATATAAACTTTTTATATTTAAAATGTTGGGTTTATTTAAAATGTTGGGTTCCCAGTATGAATTGCTTCATTCATATTAACCTCTTGTAATCCCCCGCCACCACCTCTTATTTCTGCCATAGGAATACTTGCTTCAGTTTTAACACTAACACTTTCTGTACTTACTTTTGTATCACTTCTTACATACATTAATATACATAATACAGTTACAGTAATTATAATAAATACCTTTATATAATTAACATAATCTACTTTTTTATTTTCCTCCTTTGAAGTAACTTTATCAATTACTAAATAAATTAAAGTTCCTACAATACCTCCAACTAAAGATAATAAATAGTTGTTATTCTTTAAATCTAAATTCATTTTACATTTTTTCCAGAAATAAAAAAATATTTTTAAACACACTAAATTAAATAAAAACTATTCGTTATATATTCTTGTTTTTTTAGTCAACTTAGTCTTGTAAAGACGGTATTCTTGTTTTTTAGTCGAAAAATCTAAACGATTTATTCTTGTCCTTCGTATATTTCTTTAAATTGTTTCTATCATCATCTATTACAATTCTCTTTATATTATCATTTTCTAATTTAGTTTCTGTTTCATTAGTTTTTGGCGTTAGTATTTCTAAATTACTATTATCGACAATATCACTAAATACATCATCTAAATTATCTAAATTTAATTCATCTACTTTCATTTCTCCAATATTCATTTTTTTAAAGTTTATATCTTCCAATTGTATTTCATTTAAGGGCGATTCAACATTACTTTCTAAATCTTTCTTATATAAATCATTAGTTATTATATTACTTATTAAACTCATATCTTTAATATCATCCGGAGTTTTAGATAAATTTACTTCATCACCTAAATTTAAATCTAAATCTATTTCTTTAGATTCTTGAATACTATCTGGTTTAGTAATTTCACAACTTATATTTTCTTCTTCCAATTCTTTTATACCTTCTGGTTTAGTTAAATCTAATTCTTCTGGTTTAGTTAATTCTTTTACTCCTTCTGGTTTAGTTAATTCTTTTACTCCTTCTGGTTTAGTTAATTCTTTTACTTCTGGTTTAGTTAAATCTAATTCTTCTGGTTTAGTTAATTCTTTTACTTCCACTAATTCTTTTACTCCTTCTGGTTTAGTTAAATCTAATTCTTCTGGTTTAGTTAAATCCAATTCTTCTGGTTTAGTTAAAACTAATTCTTCTGGTTTATTTAAAACTAATTCTTTTATACCTTCTGATTCAGTTAATTCTTTTAAATCTTCGGGTTTATTTTCTGTGAAAATAATTTCTTCTTTTTCTTCTTTTATTGGTTTAGTTTCTATTAATTTATTTTCCTCAGGTATTATTTCTTCTAATATAAAGTCGTCTTTTTTAGTTGTATTATTTTCTTCTGGATTACTAAATTCTTCTAAAATATTTGGTTCTTTATTTGATTCAAATTCAATATCTTCTTTAATAACTTCTGGTAAATTCAATAATGTTTCTTCTTTAGTATTTTTCACTAATTCTAATTCTTTTTTTACTAATTTTCGTAAATTATCTCTATATTGTTCTGGAACAAAGTTATCATTTTCATTATCTTCGCTATTATCACCTAAATATTCTTTAAGAATACTTTTAACAGGAAGTAATTTCCTAATAGTTTCTTCGATAGACTCACAAATAATAGTGTTACAATCTCTAACATTTCTTTGATAATCACATTGTTTATATCTATCACTAAATAAATATGGATTTTTCCATACTTCTCTTGCGGATTCTATATAACATTTATGAATAAAGTGATCTATTTTAGGTATTTTCAAATTTATTTTATTTTGTTTCTTATTACTTTTAATGGAAGTCAATATCTTAGTATGACTAAGAAAAACAGCAGTTACTAATTCATCTAACCAATCACACCCCGAATTTTCAACTATTCTGCTATATTCCTCATCTATAATTTCTTGGTTCCATTTAGGTATTTGGGATAATTGTTCTTGAAATCTCATTAAAATATTTCCATCCTTATTCATATTACATACTCCCTTAGAAGTGTCATAAATAGATTTAATACCTTCAAATATATAAGGAACTAATATATTAGTTAATTGTTTTGTATATTCTATTTTGGCGTCGACTAAAACCGTAATATTATCGTCCATTTTATATTTTTTAAGAACAATATATTTTTTTTATTTCAACGCAATTGAAATAGTTTTACCTAAAGTAAATTATATCAAAATAATTATTATAACTAATTCGAATAACCATATCCAACGGGATATGTCTCTAAGTCATTTAAATCATTTTTATTTGGTAAGAAAAAATGTATTTTTTCAGCCATTTCATATGGAATATTATATTTTATACTAAATAAATTAAAAATATCGTCTATTGATAAAAAATTATATTGGACGTCTGAATAAAATTTTTTACTTTGTCTTACGCCAGTATTATCATAAATTTGTAATTTTAATTTAGATAAATGATTATTATGTAAAAATGTATTCGATATTTCCAAATCAATTTGTAAATGTATTGTTT